GAGCCGATAGAAATAAAAAAACGTCCGGAGTGGTTCAAAGCGTGCTGCAAATATGTTTGTCCCGATTTTAAGATTGACGAATCAAATAAAAACTTAATGAATCAATTGTTTTTATATGCAGAAGGACGATCTGAGAAGTTGGACGTAAATAAAGGGCTATTGTTACGTGGTAATATCGGTACGGGGAAAAGTACTATCATGCAAATTCTGAACCGATATAGCTATTTTACTCGCGGTAAATCGAAAGGCGGTTATCCGATCGGAGGATTTAGAATTGATTCGGCTTCCTGCATTGCAAACGGTTTTTCGATGCGTGGAAAGGATGCGCTGGAATTGTATACTTACAACAACGGAATACCGCGAATGATCTGTTTTGATGAGTTAGGACGGGAACCGATTCCCGCAAAGTATTTCGGTACAGAGTTAAACGTGATGCAGTATATTTTCCAATGTCGGTATGAGTTGAGACATGAGGTAATAACCCATGTTACAACAAACTTAACGATCAAGGAAATACAGACTATTTACGGTGCGTATATCGCAGATAGAATAAATGAAATGTTTAACGTTCTAGACCTGAACGGAGCTAGTAGAAGATAATTAATATAACGAAACCATGCGAAGCAGAAAAAAGAAATTAGTGTACTTTAAAAAGATTCCCGTTCGGGTTGATCTGGAACAATGGCAAAGGCTTGATAAAATTCGTGCCGATTACCATTTCAAAAGCACATACGAGATTATGCAGTACATTTTAGGCTGTTTTCTTCGGGTTGCCGATCCTCAACCCGGCGATGATGATGAAGAAATGCTACCGGATGAAATCAAAGAAATGTTTTACGACTTATCAGATGCGGAACGTCATTTCGAGTATGTAAAACCAAAACGAAAACTACCACAACACAAGGTAGACGAAATGAACGGACAAAAACGATTAGAAGGATTTTAATATGGTTAGAAAATTATCAAACACAAATTATTTGCACGATATTCCCATAGAACATACCGAAGCAAATGAACGAAATCGGAAATATATAGACCGATTTGTATCAGAGAATTATAACGACTTAGTAGCCAAGTTTACACCTTTAGACGGCACAATAAATTCAAGTGCATTCGGAGCACTCGACAAATTGAACTCTACGATTATCTCGCTCTATACCGATCCGGATTTACATTTTACAGATTGGGAACAAGCGAATAGGTATCTATCAAGTAAGTTTATAGAAAAGGCGATCCGCGTTCCGGTAAAGAAGCCTGTAAAAAGCGAAATAGTAGAGTACGATGATGAATTTATTAACGATTAATATAACACTTCAATGAAAGAATATATGGAATTTTTAAAGATGAAGCAGACCAATGTAATAGAAAGCGGTTTTGAATTGAATGATAACGAGTTAAACAATATGCTTTTCCCGTTTCAAAAGTATTGTGTACGGCGAGCGTTGAGGGCAGGTCGATTTGCCATGTTTGAGGATTGCGGATTGGGAAAAACTATCCAACAACTCGAATGGGCTGATAAAGTTCAAAAACATATTGATAAACCCGTATTAATTCTTGCTCCTTTGGGAGTTATTGGGCAGACTATTAAAGAGGGCGCGAAATTCGGGTATGAAGTTATAGAGTTGGGAATTACAGTTTTTGATCAAGATTTAAAAGCGGGAATTTACATTACCAACTACGATAATATGGAGAATATAGACGCTTATCTTTTTGGCGGTATAGTACTTGATGAAAGCTCTATCTTGAAAAATTTTGCCGGGAAAACTAAGCAGTTATTGATTGACAGTTTCAAAGACACTCCTTACAAACTATGTTGCACCGCGACGCCCTCACCGAATGACACTACCGAATTATGCAATCATGCCGAGTTTCTAAACATAATGACACGTAATGAAATGCTTGCTATGTATTTCGTTCATGATGGTGGATCTACATCTGATTGGAGATTGAAAGGGCACGCAAAGCAGGAGTTTTGGGACTTTGTTTCTACATGGGCTGTAATGCTGAGCAAACCGAGTGATATTGGATTTGACGGTACAGGATATGACTTGCCACCGCTGAATATCATCGAAGAGTATGTTCATACAGAGAAGAGAGACAACGGAATGCTTTTTAACGATGTTGCCGTATCCGCTACTGACTACCATAAAGAATTGAGGGCAACGATCAATGAACGTATTACACGTGTTGCGGAGATTGTAAACGCATCATCCGAAAATTTTATTATTTGGATAGGGCATGATGAGGAGGGCGAACTCCTTAGAAGTCTTATACCTGATGCGATAGAGGTAAAAGGAAGCGATAACAAAGGCGTGAAGAAAGAGCGGCTATTAGGTTTTGGTAATGGAGATTTTCGGGTATTGATTACCAAATTAAAGATTGCTCAATTTGGATTGAATTACCAGAACTGCCATAATCAGATATTCGCATCACTCGATTTCTCCTTTGAATCTACCTATCAAGGTATCCGGCGTTCCTATCGGTTTGGTCAGACAAACGAAGTTAATATCTACTTGATCGTTACGGATACAATGCAAAATGTGCGCAAATCATTTGACGAGAAACAAAACTCGTTCCTTGATATGCAAAAGTCAATGACTGAATCGATGAATCGTAATATCAATAACAAAGTAAGTCTTAGCAAAATGGACGTGTCGAAATCTTATCAATCCGAATACTGTAATATTCAGTTAGGGGATTGCGTACAGCTCATTCAGAGTGTCCCCGATGAAAGTGTAGGATTCTCTATATTTTCGCCTCCATTCGCAGAATTGTATACCTATTCAGATAAGCTGGAAGATATGGGTAATTCAAAAGATTATAAAGAGTTCATTACAGCCTTTAAATTCTTGGTTAAAGAGTTATACCGGGTTATGTGGAGTGGTAGAAATGTGGCTGTTCACTGTATGGATTTGCCTATTCAAAAAGGAAAGGAAGGATACATCGGGTTGCGTGATTTTTCTGGAATGATATTAGAAGCGTTTACCGAAGTTGGATTTATCTATCATTCCCGTGTTACTATCTGGAAAAATCCTGTGACAGAGATGCAACGTACAAAGGCACTTGGATTACTTCATAAGCAGGTTAAGAAAGACGCTGCGATGAGTCGTGTGGGTATTCCTGATTACTTGATGGTTTTTCGCAAGGAGGGAGTACATGAACATCCTGTACATTGCGATATTTCGGTTGATACTTGGCAGAAATACGCTTCTCCGGTTTGGATGGATATAGATTACTCTAATACGTTGAACGGTGTAAAAGGAAGGGATAAAAATGACGAGAAGCACATTTGCCCGTTACAACTTGATACCATCGAACGCGCTATAACGCTGTGGAGCAATAAAGATGATATTGTTTTTACTCCATTCTTGGGCATTGGCTCTGAAGTGTATCAAGCTATAAAATTAGGTCGTTTGGGATTAGGCTTTGAGTTGAAAGAAAGCTATTTCAATGAGGCTATCAAGAACTGCAAACAGGCTGAATCGGATAAATGCCAGAATCTATTATTTGATGCTGTATGATTAAAAAAAATTAGTAATGAAGAAAAGAAATACAAAAAAAGGAGAGTTTATATGTCGTAGACAAAAGCCTTCTGATAAGTCTTTTTCTCTCAAAGAAAGCTATCGGCTTGCCTACTTTGAAATAATGAATAGACCAACATATATTATCCGTAAACGGAAGATTAACAATGTTATTTATGTTGGCAGGGATAAAAGAGAAGCCGATAGACTTCTCAAATTCTTTAATAAATAACCCCCAAAACAAATCAGTAATGAACATCGGAATATTAGCAGTTGACAGTAATTATCCTAATCTCGCCTTGATGAAGATTAGCAGCTATCACAAAGCAAGAGGTGATAATGTAGAGTGGTATAATCCTTTGTGCTTTTATGATAAAGTTTATTCGGCAAAAGTATTTTCTTTCACACCAGATTATGGCTATTATCTTAATGCCGATCAGATCGAGAAAGGTGGTACAGGGTATGACATAAAAAAGGTTCTTCTACCGGAAATTGATAGAATGATTCCTGATTACGATCTGTATAATGTTGATAAGAATTTAGCTTATGGTTTTCTCACTCGTGGGTGTCCGAATAAGTGCAAATGGTGCATTGTTCCCGATAAAGAAGGTAAGATTACTCCTTATATGGATATTGAAGAAATAGCCGTAAACGGTCGTAAAAATATAATTCTCATGGATAATAATATACTTGCATCCGACTACGGTTTACAACAGATTGAGAAAATTATCCGTCTAGGACTACGTGTAGACTTCAATCAAGGCTTAGACGCTCGGCTAGTAACGGATGATGTAGCCCGGTTGCTTGCAAAGGTGAAGTGGATAAAGCGAATAAGGTTCGGTTGTGATACACCGGGACAGATTGCTGAATGTGAACGCGCTACTGATTTGATTGATAAATATGGGTACAAAGGCGAATACTTCTTTTATTGTATCCTGCTTGATGACTTCAAAGAATCGTTTGAGCGTGTCAATCATTGGAAGAATAAAGGCGGTCGGTTCTTACCGCATTGTCAGCCTTACCGGGATTTAAATAATCCTCGCCAAATAATTCCTCAATGGCAAAAGGATTTAGCCGGATGGGCTGATAAGAAGTGGATTTTTAGAAGTTGTGAGTTTAAAGACTTTACCCCTCGAAAGGGATTTGTTTGTTGTGAGTATTTTAACTAATAAACAAATTAGAAATGAGCCAAACGCAAAATAAATCAAAGTATTATTATTCCCCTCGCTTCCATCACTTCAATATCTATCGTCGTGATCCAGACGGAGACACAAAGGTAGATGATGCGGCAACGCAGGAAGAGGCGAAACGGAAAGTCTACGAGTTAAACGGATGGAATTATAAACCTAAAAATAACACGGTAAAATGAGTAAAGTAAAACAGTACATCGAACAAGCCACAAACGAGCGCATCCGCTCGCGTGGCTTAATCCGAAAAGTTGCTATCGAAGCAGCTCGGATACAGAGAGACGAAACAAGGCGGCAAGCTATCGAAGTGTATAAACAAATGTGCCCGTCAAAGAATTGCAAAGGTTGTGCGAGTCGGATACATAAACAGGAAACACAATCAACCCGATGCGACGGGAACTGCGCACGGATTAGATTGCTGATTAATGGTCTAGATAGGATCGAAACGTTATGTATATAATTAGACGTATTCAATGCAAATCTGGCAATGTGTCCGAGACGCATTTAGTTGAGATAGAAACGGACGACATCGAGGCGACACGAAAGGAGTTGCACGATTGTTATCAATGTGATAAGATTCTTTTTAATTATGATGAATTATGAGTAGAAACCCGCATTACATTAAGATGATTAACTCTAATCGTTGGAAGTTACTTCGAGCTAAGAAGCTGCAAAACAATCCGGTTTGTGAAGTGTGCGAAGCGAACAATAGAAGTACGCTCGCAACGGAAGTGCATCATATTGTCCCAGTTGAGTCCGTGTCGCATGAACTCGGAATGAGGCAACTAATGTTTGATTATAACAATCTGCAAAGTCTCTGCCATTCGTGCCACTCCGAGATACATCGGTGCGCTTTCAGTCATTCGAAAGAGGCGGTTCAGGCGAATAATAAACGAATGACGGAACGTTTTGCAGATAAGTTCTTGAAGCCGTCGAACGGAGTTTAATCGTTCTTTTCTGGTTTGTTTACAACCGCTCAACCTCGACGAAGAGGGGGCGGTTTTTTTATTTTTTAACGCGATACGCTAAACCCACCTCACCCCATCTTTACACGCGCGAGTAATTTTTGAAACGAGGGGGTACGCGTTGGGGGTGAGCTTTTTGCACGCATCTTCCGAGCTACCAAATACTTGCGAACTTTTCTTATATGCAAAAAGCCTATAAAAATGTGTGATTTGGACGAAATAAAAGAAAAGATTCGCGCCGCGATGGAGTCGCAAGGAACATATACGGAAGATTTAGACCTCTGTATAACTCTTTGCGCAGGTTCATATATGGCGTTTCAAATTGCATTAAACGATATTTCAAAGAAGCGTATGAAGTCATACGTGAAAGAAGTGTCCCGCGAAAATAATGATAAACTTACGGCGCATCCTGCTTTCAAAGTTTTATTCGATGCACTCGAAGCAACGCGCAAACAATTACGCGAACTTGGTTTGACTTTCCAAACGCTATCCGCATCTGACGCCGACGAAGTAAACGATTTGATTAACGAAGTAAACAAGATTGATCGCGATGGAGAAGGAGAATAGGGATAAGCTGATAGCATTAAAGCGGTCGGTTGTTTCCGATCTGCAAAACATCGATGTTGATTCGTATGGACTAGATAAGGCAGACGAAAGACTAAATGTGTATATCAAAGGTTGTATTAACAATCCGGACGCGCACAATCTTTACGAGTTGCTAGCCGTTCGCCGCTTCTTTGTTTTCCTCGATAAATACGAATTTCGGATCAAGGAAGTAAAGAAGTTCGTCACGTTCTACGAGCGTTTGAAATTCTCCGGCACAAAGGGAAAGACTAGATATAAACTGACTCCGATACAGGTGTTTCAGTTCTCTAATATTTTAGCGTTTTACAAGCCCCGTACAAACAAACGTTTGATTCGTGAAGCTCTTTTGTTCGTCCCGCGTAAATTCAGTAAGACAACAAGCGTAGCGAGTCTTTCGATTAACGATTTGTTGTTCGGTGATGCGAACGCACAAACATACGTTGCTGCAAACTCATATAATCAGGCGAAAGTTTGTTTTGATGAAATACGTAATATTTTAAAGTCTCTCGATCCGAAGTTTAGACACTTCAAAATTAATCGAGAAATCATATATAATCGCATAAAGGGAAAAACCTCTTTTGCCCGTTGCCTTGCCTCTAACCCGGATAAATTAGACGGACTTAACGCAAGCATGGTAATAGTAGACGAGTATTCACAAGCCGATAGCGCCGCGTTGAAGAATGTATTAACTTCCTCAATGGGTGCACGGCTCAACCCTTTAACCGTAGTTATAACGACTGCATCCGATAAAGAAACAGCTCCATTCGTCGAAATGCTCAAAATGTATAAAGCAATCCTACGCGGTGAAATTGAAAACGATTCAATATTTGCGCATATCTTCGAACCGGATATAGATGATGAGGAAGGAGATCCGGCGACGTGGCGTAAGGTACAACCGCACATGGGTATAACCGTTTATGAAGATTTCTATATTGACGCATACCAAAAGGCTTTATACAGTGCACCGGATGCGCTGGAATTTCGGACAAAATTACTTAATGTATTTGCGGTTGATTCGACAATAAAATGGATAGAGGCGAAGCAGATCGAAGAGCGATTCAAAGATATTAGAATTGAGAATATCGGTACTTATCCGTTGACGATGGCGGCGGTTGATTTGTCCGTCCGAGACGATTTTTCTTCGGTTACTTATAATATCTATTCGAAAGAAAGCGGCTCTTTTCATTCGCACACGGATTACTATTTTCCGAAAGGAGCTTTGAAAGATCATCCGAATCGAGAACTTTACGAGGGTTGGGCGAAAGCGGGCTATTTAATTCTTTGCGATGGTGATATTATCGACTATCAGCAAATAGTAAACGATATACTCGCACGTGCAAAGTATTTGCAAATCATGGGTATTGGGTACGATCCGTACAAATCGGCTGAATTTGTGAACCTTCTTACTTATTCCGTAGGCGGTGCGAGTGAATATATAAAGCCTGTTAAGCAGACATACGGGACGTTTACAAGCCCGATAGAATCTTTTGAACTTGCACTATATCGGAACAAGCTCACGTTTAGCCCTAATCCGATAACGCCGTTTTGCTTTGGTAATGCGGTGTTAGACGAAGATCGGAATATGAATAAGAAGCCAGTCAAGAAAACGCATAATGCAAAGATTGATTCGACGATAACAAACCTAATGACATTCTACTTATTTAATAACATGGAGGTATAATGAAACTATCTTTTAATTTAGAAATGGGGCGTTCAAAGACGCAAAAACGCGCTTTAAATGCAGAAACGAGTACGGCGAATCAGAATGCGGCGATAAATACTCGATTACCATCGTTGCCCGATCAGCCAATAGACGTAAATAGCAGTAACCAGGCTATGAAACTTTCAGCCGCATATAGATGTACTTCCATTCTTTCGGGAACTATTGCATCTTTACCCCTTATCATTAAGCGGAAAAAGGATGGTTATTTTTCACCAGACGAGGAAAATGAATTATATACGATATTAACTCGTATGCCTAATCGCCGGATGAATAGTTTTGAAATGGTTAGGAATATGGTTGTTCAAATCGTAAATCAAGGAAACGCCTACATCGTTATCCGTCGAAAGTTCGGTAGTGTCAGCGAGCTTGTATTATGTGCAAATAATACAGTAACCTATGACAAATTGAATGATGTTTATATTATTTCTGATCCATATAACCGGATATACGGACGTTTTGAATCTTACGAAATTATCCATCTTAAAAATAATAGTTTAGATGGGGGATATACAGGGGTAAGTACCATAACGTACGCTAGCCGCATATTTTCAATCGCTGCGAGTGCAGATAATCAAAACTTGCGAACCTTCCAAAACGGAAGTAAGATAAAAGGGCTTGTTTCTGGTGTAAAAGAAACAAATAGAGGGTTGCCCGGTGCAGGTATGACAGATATTCAACTCTCTACCGTTGGAGATCGCATAGAAGAACAATTAAATACGGGGAGAGATATTATTTCCGTTCCCGGTGATGTTGGATTCCATCAACTTTCTATTAATCCGGTAGATGCGCAACTATTGGAAACAAAGAAATTCAGTATTCTTGATATATGCAGGTTCTACGGCGTGCATCCGGATAAAGTATTTGCTGGACAATCTACTAATTACAAGGCTTCCGAAATGAGCAATGTTTCTTTTTTAACTGATACCCTGCAGCCAATACTGAAACAAATCGAGGCAGAGTTTAATTATAAACTAATTCCTAACTCGGTAGCACACTTATACAAAATCTCATTCGATTTGGCTTGTTTGTATCAAACTGATCTAACTACTCAAGCGACATATCTTAAAACAATGGAAGAAGCCGGAATATTTAGTGTCAATGAAGCCCGTAGGCGTGTGGATCAATCACCTATTGAAGGAGGCGATAAGGTATTTATTTCCTGCAATGTTCAGCCTATCGAAACGGCTAATCAAAAATTAGAGCTACCAAAGAATGGATAAATAAGTATATAGTAAACGATACTTGTAGAATATGGAAATACGAAGTTTTACAGAGCTAGGCGCTCCAAAAGCAGGAGACGGAAGAGTTATAGAAGGATACGCAGTTGTATTCGGACAAGAAAGCCGCGTAATGTTCGATAAGGAGAAACAGCGTGCTTTTATTGAGGTTATCGAGAAAGGGGCTATAACGAAGGATTTGTTACGCAATTGTGACGTCAAAGCCTTGTTAGATCATAATAAGCAGAGATTGTTAGCCCGTTCTAATCGTGGCGAAGGCACTTTATCGCTCGAACTTGACGACTACGGATTAAAATATAGATTTGAAGCTCCTAATACTCCGGATGGCGACTTTGCTGTAGAAATGATTAAACGTGGCGACATCTTCGGATCATCGTTTGCATACGCTGCAAATGAGAAGGATAAAACGAAAGTTACCTATTCCATGAAAGACGGGCTGCTACTTCGTACTGTACATAAAATAGATAGAATTTCCGATATATCTCCTGTTGTCGATCCTGCTTTCTATGGAACTGATGTGACAGTTCGTAGTATTGAGGATGTAATAGAGGAGTTGTCATACGAGAATAAAGACTATTTAGTCGAACTTAATAATTTACGCAAATCAATTTGAAGCATGAGAAAAGAATTTGAAACAATTGCTCAATACAAAGAGCAAATGCGTGCTATGCTGGATAAAGCAGAGGCAGAGAAAAGAGCATTGGATGCAAATGAGAAAGAACAGTTTGAACAGTTGAAAACAAAAAAAGAACTTTTGGAGATGAAAGTAGAGCGCCGCGCGCTTGAAGACATTAATGCGGGTTTAGTATCAGACCGTCGCGCACTGTTTTCGCAGGCAGTTTTTGATGTCGTGAATCATCGTTCTTTGGAAGAATACGACGGAGTAGTATCGGAAGGCGGTATTAAAGTTGTAGAACGTGCGGTAACTGTAACAGATACAGCCGATGCTGCTAGCATGGTTCCGGTTACAATCGGTGAAATCATTGAACCGCTCGAAAAAGGATTGGTAATCGATAAGTTGGGTATCAAGATGCAAAGCGGACTCGTGGGCGATCTCGTTTTTCCAACATTGGCGGCGGTTGAGGCTACGATACAGGGTGAGAATGTTGCAGTTACAGATACGGAACTAAACATCGACAAAATCAAGGCTTCTCCTAAACGTGTCTCTATTTCTATTCCTGTATCAAAACGTGCGATCAACCAAACGAACTATTCTTTGCAGGATGTTGTTTTGAAGCAAATTTCACTCGGTGTTGCCCGTACTTTGAATAAATGGATGTTTTCGGGAACTGCGCTTTCCGGTGCAAGTAATGGCGTTTTTGTGAAAACTACGCCGGACGTGAAATATACTACCGCTTTGACATTTGCCAATGTTGTAGAGCTTGAATCTACTGTGATGAATGCAGGTGTGGATGTTACGGATGGTACAGCCGCTTATGTATGTACTCCGAAGGTATATGGCGCTTTGAAATCCACTCCGAAGGCAGCGGGTTCAGCTGAAATGATTTGCCAAAATGGTTTGGTGAATGGTTATCCGGTGCTCGTTACTAATTATATGGATGCGGATTCTCTTGGTTTTGGTGTATTCTCTAATGTCGCATTAGGTCAGTTTGGCGATATGGATTTAGTCATCGATCCATATACAGGAGCAAAAAGTAATATCGTAAACTTTGTGTTAAACTCCGATTACGATATTGTGATAGCCCGTTCCGAAGCGTTTGCTATTGCTAAGAAAGGCGCATAGTCTTATAATATACTAGTAATTAAAGGGCTTTGGCTTCATAGCTTTAGCCCTTTGTAATTTCTTGAAGTATGGTACAATATGTAACACTCGAAGAGCTTAAACAGCATTTAAATGTAGATTTCGACACGGACGATACATATATATCTAGTCTTATTGAGCCCGTTCAACTCCTTATAGAAGCATATTTAAATAATCCCTTAGATACTTATGTCGAGGATGGAAAAATAGATAGGCGCATTTGGCACGCTATCCGAATTTACGCAGCAAATTACTATGCTAATCGCGAATCGGTAACATTTGCCACGCCGCAAGTTATTCCGGGACACGTAGAACTATTACTTCAACCTTTAAAACGATATACATAATGCAAGCGGGATTATTAAACGAAATGATTGCTTTTTACCGTAGCGAGTCAAAGCGGGATAATCTGGGCGGCACGTCTGAAAGTTGGGTGAAGGTGTTCGATAAACGCGCATATATCCGTTTTAAGTCTGGTGCACGCAAGGAGGCTAACGGCGAGATATACAACACGACTGTTAATACAATAATGATTCGCATTTGCAAAGAGGTCAACGCTAAAATGCGAATCGACTACGGCGGTCAAAAGTATAAGATTTTATCTATTAATCACGACCGGAAGCAACAAGCGACGGTTATAGAAGCAGAGGTAATCAATGAGTAATAACAGATACACCGGACGCGGATTGTATCGTGTCGAAGTGGATGCAACGCGAGTAAACGAGTTGCTTAAACGGTTGAATGATAAAGAAGCGAAAAGGGCTATTTCGTCTGCTCTTAGAAAGTCGATTCTTATCATTCGTAAACAAGCACAAGAAAATTTAGTTTCTGCTGTTACTGATGCAGAATTTGGAAGCTCAAAGAATGGAGTGTCTTTCAAACCGCTAAAGAATGAAATAAACATAGCGGTTTATCGTAATGCTTCCGGCGCTCGGGTTGATCTGATCGACCGAAGAAAAAAAGGATCACGCGCATATATGCTAAAGTGGTTTGAGTCGGGAACCAAAGAACGAGCTACCAAAAAAGGAGCGAATAGAGGTATTATAAATGCTTCTCATTTCTTTTCTGACGCTGTTAGATCGAAACAGAAAGAAGCGGAGAACTCACTAGAGAAAAATATAATTGATTCTATAATGAAAGTAGCAAGTAAGAAGAAATGAGTTTATCAATAGGCGAACATATATATAAGAAGTTAAGCAGCTCTACAGAGTTGACAAAGTTGGTTTCTGATAAAATATATGCCATCTCAACCAAAACGGAAACATCTTTCCCGTTTGTGATTTATAAACGTGGCTCTTTAACGCCGGAATACACGAAAGATCGCTACGGTACGGGAGATACCGTTTCGGTTGAGGTAGTAGTAGCTAGTGATAACTACTCAAACTCTGTTACAATAGCAGAAGAAGTACGTAAATCACTCGAAACCAAACGAGGAAGTTATAACGATTTCGATGTAATAGATGCAAAACTAATGAGTGCGGATGAGGATTTTATCGAAGATACTTTCATTCAAAGACTCGTTTTCTCTTTTAAAACTGAATAATTAACTAAAACACAATAAAATTATGAGTAAGGCAAAGGCGGTATTAGGTAAAGATCTAATGTTATTTATGGAAGATAAGGCTATAGCTTTGGCTACTTCCTGTAAATTGGGATTGTCTGCTGAGACAATCGATACACAAAGTAAAGATTCTGGTATCTGGACGGAAAAGGACATTAAAAAACTGTCTTGGAACGCTTCTAGTGAAAATGTGTTTAGCGCGGATGCGGATGCGAATAGCTATGACAAGTTATTTGCGTTGTTTATTGCACATAAGCCCGTAACTCTGAAATTCGGTATTGTAGGCAATCCTGATATTAATGAAATGCCCGAAGCCGGATGGACACTTGCTGCAGGCGCGTATACCGGAAAGGCTGTTATTACTTCTTTAGAAGCGAATGCACCGGACGGCGACAAAGCGACATTCTCGATTTCATTTGAAGGTACGGGAGCGTTAGCCAAAGAAACGGTTAGTAAGTAACTATGGGCGGTGTTTTGCCGCTCACTAAAACAGCTATTCAATGAGAACAATATCACTTAATGAAAAAGAATTTATCTTGAAATATACGCTTCGCGCGTTCTTTGTATTTGAATCTATATCCGGATACCCGTTTCAGTTTGGAAAAATGTTAGATGAATTCCTTTTGTTTTACTCATTCTTGATTGCAAGTAATCAAGACTCCTTCCAATTGAAATTTGATGAGTTTATCGAATTGTGCGAAAATGATTTGACGTTATTCGAACAATTCAAAGAGTTTATTTTAGAGGAGATTAAACGGCGCTCGCAGTTAGCAGGAAATGATGTAAAAAAAAAGAAGGTGACAGCGCGGAAACGAAAGCAGTAAGTATTCGCGAACTCTATTCGCGTGTTGTCGGCGAAGGCGGTATAGCTCCCGATTACTTCCTCGATAAAATGGACTTTATCGAGGTTGAATCGTTTATAGACGGATTGAATCGACGCAATCGGGAATCGTGGGAGCAAACTAGGTTGTTAGGTTTCATTATAGCGCAATCTAATAGCACAAAAACGCTAAAGCAAACCGATATACTCCGGTTCTCGTGGGATGAAGAAGAAAAGAAAGATACGAGCGTAACGGACGAGGAGATACAACGATTACGAGCTAAGGCAAAAGAAGTAGAATCACAATTAAACCCGAATAAAGATGTCTGATATAATAGCAAGATTATTGTTAAAAACGAATGACTTCGATGCGAATTTAGAGAAGTCAAGGAATAGTGTTAATTCATTTCAAGGTGGTATTAGCAATATGGCTAAATCGGTCGGTTCTAGTTTCACAAAAGTAGCAGGCGGAATTGGTTTAGTTGTTAGTGCCGGAGAAGGGTTTACTAAATTACTCAATTCTTCGCAAACTTTGGGAGACCAAACTGCCGCTGCTATGATGTCGGCAAAAAATGGCGTAGATGAATTTTTTTATTCGCTTGGTTCTGGAGACTTTACTTCTTTTTTGTCTGGAATGGATGATATTATAGCAAAATCTAAAGATGCTTATGCGGCGTTAGACCAATTGGGTAATACTGAAATATCGTTCGATTATTTTCAAGGCAAATTTGATGAGGCAATAGCAAAATCAAGATTAAATGCTAAAAATAAACAATTAAGTAATGACGAACGAGATCAAGCATTTAAAGATTGGGATAATGAGTTAAAGAAAAAAGAGGAGGCTGGTAAAACGGTTGCTGCAGACGCTTTAAACGCATTAACAAAAAGTATTGCTGTTGGTACAAAACTGTCCTCAAAAGATATATCACTTAATGACTTTGAGAAGGTTATGAGAATTGATCTCATGCCGTCTGCTTCTCGAGATGAAGCTAAGGATTATTGGGGTGGACAATATAAAGAGTATTTGAAATTATCAAAGAAAATAGAGAGTGATCGAAAAGTAGATGTAGTTAGAACAAATGATTATGGTAAAACAAAATCAATAAATGATGCAGCAAAAATTGCGCAAGAAGGGGCTGCGAAGAAATATAAAGATGCAATAATGTATAATAAGTTGCTGAATAAATTAAATGATGATGATTTGAGAAAATTAACTGATCTGGGGAAAAAATATTATGCAACTTCTCAACAAATTGCTCAGCAACGCCAAGAATTTAATGAATCTACAACGGAGTTTGAAAATTCAAAAATAGCAGTGGAAAAAGCAGCAGCGGCGAAAGTAGTAGCAACACCCAAAAAAGATTCTATGGCATGGTATGATTCCGAAATATCTAAATTGAATAAGAAGATTCTTTCTGAAACGGACGTACAGGTGAAATCGACTATCAGAGCAACTATTAACGAACTCGAAGCAAAGAAAATAAAATTGCAAATCGAGACTAGCGGTAACAGCATAGAAGCAATAAATATTCAATTATCCGCATTGAATAAAAGTCTTATCACAGAAACCGATATGCAAGCACGCGCAACGATTCAGGCA